CCTGGAGCTGGTGCAGCGGCTTTAACACGAATTGGTACTGTTGCTGGTGCACAAATGGCAAACCAGACCAACCCCACACTTGCAGAGAGTTGACAATAAAAAATTTGATTGAGTAGATTACGAAAAGGTAAAAAGATAGGTCATCGAAAGGTAGAAGGCAGTAAAATTACAAAAAGGTAAAAAGGAGGTCGTCATGACGGACGTAAACAAATTTCTACAGAACACAGCAAGCGAACTAAACTGCTTCTTTAACCTGGAAGTTCAATTCACAGGCAAGAGAGTAAGCGTCCGTCCGGTGATTAAAGTTAAAGATTCTAAAAGTAAAGGTGAGCTGAAACTGAAATTAGGAATATAAAACGATACGGTTGAGAGGCTTCGTTGCATGGATGAGGTGGATGCTGCGTGCTGCCAATGTGGTCACGAGTTTGCCTACTGCTTCTGCGAGCACAGCCGCAACCCTGTAGCTTACTGCCCCCATTGCGGTTGCCCACAAATGGTCAAGCGGATTGGGGAATCAAGGAAAGGGCAGGGCGTCTTTCCTGCGCTACCTCATATCGAGTAACCAATAATGCTTAAAGAATATTTAACAGAGAAAGGACATATTAAACTTACAGAAACGTTTACAACACTGCGTAATAATGGTTTACTTTATAGGGAAACGATAATGAGTTGTACTATTTGTGGCGCAAGGTTTGTAAAGCTAGACAGTGATGAGATTTTGTATCAAAAAGCAAACTCCCCTACGTGGTTAGGTTATTGTAATGAACCTTCTCCATCGTGCTCAGAGATATGTATTAAAGAAGTAATTGAATGATTTGGACCAGAAGCTAGATATGGCATAGCCCTCGACTCTTAATCGAGAGATTTTTCGTGAGTTCGATCCTCACCTGGTTCACCATGACAAATCACAGATGGAGGAAATATCAACGCAGTAAATTACAAAAATACTTTGAAGCATATAAATGTTCAGAATGTGGATTGTATAAAATACGACTAGTGTCAATCAAAGATGGGGATAGAATGGTGTTGGTTGATAATGCTTCTTTTAAAAGGGGTGGAGTAATGTTTGATGGAGTAGATCAAGAGGTTGGATGTGATGAATATATTGTGCAGAGTGTGATTGAATAACCACTGGTAGCTGAGATGGATTAGTACAGGGGTGAAATTCCTGTGAGGTTGGATCGTTACCAACCCAGTGGGCTAAGGTAATATTTGCTCAGGTGGTGAAACGGAAAACACAGTACGCTAAACGTGCCGCTTCAAGCTTGCGGGTTCGACTCCCGCCCTGAGTACCCTGACGTATCCCAACTAGGCAGAGGAGGCACTCTCAGAAAGTGTTTATTTGTGCAGGTTCGAATCCAGCCGTCAGGACCAATCAAAATATGGGCGTGTATCCAAATTCGGCATCGGAGGGAGTTTCAAAAACTTCTGAGGTTAGTCCTCATGCAGGTTCGAATCCTGTCACGCCTACCATGACAAACCATATAGAACATTTAGCAAAGGATGGACATGAAGTGAGGTTAATTGAAAAAGCAAAAGCATCCGAATATTCTGGGATGCCATTATTAGTTTATGAGTGTAAAAATTGTGGCACCAAATTTGAAGTAATAGAGTTTCCTAAGCATTGTACATACCATTTATTTGGAGAGATAATAGAGTACGACGGAACGCCCACATGTTCAGAACTAACCATCAAAGATATAATAACTTGACCAATCAAGGTCATTAACAAGGAGATAAAAGAAAGCGAGACAAGTCATGACGAAACCACACATTAATATCGGTACGATTGGCCATATCGACCACGGGAAAACCACCCTAACTGCGGCCATTACTAAGGTGATGGCGGAGATTCATGGCGGTCTAGTAGTGGCTTTCGATCAAATCGATAAAGCGCCAGAAGAGAAAGAGAAAGGAATCACCATCAATACAGCTCATGTAGAGTATGAGTCTGCGAACCGGCATTACGCACATATCGACTGCCCTGGTCATGCTGACTATGTGAAGAACATGATCACGGGTGCGTCCCAGATGGATGGGGCGATTCTGTTGGTAGATGCGTCTCAGGGTCCGCAGCAACAGACTCGTGAGCATATTCTGCTTGCCCATCAGGTCGGTGTTGATCAGATGGTGGTATTCGTCAACAAGATTGACGTTGCCGATCAGGAGCTAATCGAGTTGGTAGAGCTTGAGACTGCAGAAATGTTGGAGGCTCAAGGGTATATGAACACGGTTTTCGTAAAGGGCTCCGCATTGAAGGCGTTACGGGCTGAGAATGCTAGTGATCCAGATGCTCAATGCATCATAGAGTTAATCGAGGCTTTGGATAACAACATTTCCGAGCCACCGCGGGACTACGAGTCACCGTTTATGATGCCAATTGAGGATGTTCACAGCATTCCGGGTCGAGGTACGGTAGTAACCGGACGTGTTGGTCGCGGGATTTTGGTCCGGAACCAGCAGGTTGAGATTGTCGGCTTAGTAAACGAAGACGACAAACCAAGGGAGGTAGTAGTTACAGGAATTCAGGCATTTCACAAAGACATTCCAGAGGCTCGTGCTGGGCTAAACATTGGATTGTTACTGCGTGGGGTTCACAAGGACGAGGTTGTACGAGGTCAAGTGATAACGTCTCCAGGCAGTGTCAAGCCACATTCCAAGGGCAAGGCAGAGTTGTACATTTTGTCTGGCAAGGAGGGTGGACGACACACTCCATTTGGCACGGGATACTCTCCGTATTTCTTTTTTGGGACTACGGGCGTAACGGGAACGGTAACTGTGAAGGATGATGTTCCTGTAAAACCTGGTGACCGTTCCGAGGTTGGTTTCGATTTGCAGAAGGCAGTCGGAATGGAGACTGGGATGCGATTTGCTGTCCGAGAGGGTGGCAAGACGGTCGGAGCAGGGATTGTGATAGAGGTTGCATAGAATGCTTCGAGAAAGCGTTAGTGTCCTAATAATAGGAAGGGTGCCGCTTTTAAAATATAGCACACCGATTTTTGACAATTTAATATTTATTGTCAGGCGCGATACCAAGTTGCTGCGTAAATGGAATCGTTTATGCAAGAGGGAATTTGGTATTTGCGCCGCTAGGGCTGCATCCTGGGTGATAAGACGGTTTCCAAGTCCGTTTGGCGGGGTTCGATTCCTCGGCAGCCCGCTAGACGTGCGCTTACCGACATGGTAGAATGCGCTGCGCAAAATGACTTCTACGGTACAGTTTTTTCTAGAAAAAATGGAAGAACTAGGTCACAATGTAAAAATATTTAATAATCGGTACGTACAATGTTCAATTTGTGAAGGAAAATTTACTGTAACCGGGGAGCTAGAGGCTGGAAACTGGTACCACGAACACGGATATATCTACTGGGTTTACGAAAAAGGTTGGCACCCCTATGATAACTTAACATGTAACGAGTATATTATAAGAGAAGTGATGAAATGACATGCCTCGATTTCCGAACGAATTTATTAAATACCTACATGATTTGGGACATATTTTAGAGCCTGTTCAGGAAAATCGCACCGCGGGTAGTAATTTAGAGTGCACTACTTGTGGTACTATTTTTACCATAGATGGAGGTTGGCACCAAGACCATGCTTGGTACGAATGGTATGGTTCCGCATCGAACGGCGCCGGACCAGAACTTTATTACTATGAACGCACAAAATACCCCCGAGACTGGCATAATTATCCAGACCTAACCTGTGAAGAAATATGCATCAGAGAAATAATTAAATGAAAGTGTACGGTATATCGGGAGTGTTTTTCTTTCCGACGGATCATAGTTGGGCTGAAAAGTGGAGGGTTTGGGATCCAGATTTTGGCAAAGGAAATTCTCAAGTTTGCCGTGTCTGTGGATTATATTCAGACTATTTTCCTTCATTGGAAAAATTTGTTGTTCCGCATTTCATAGTTGGAAAAGAGCGCTACACATCACAATTGCCGTTATCTTGTATAGAAGCGGTTATAAAAAACATAATAGAATGAAGCACAATTTTATTCTTCATCGCTGGCACGGAAACCCTGTTTACATTTGTAAAGTATGCGGCATAAGTGCGAAAAAAGCGGCAGAGATAGCAACGGAGGCAGATCTAGAAGGGTTTAATAGCCTAAGAGCACGAAGTGATCCTGGATACTTCCACAAAGAGGTTCATTTACGATTGACGCAGTCAAAAGAGATTATAACATCATTTAATGAGTACATGGATATAGTGGTACCATGTTTAACTGATGAAGAGTTTACAGTTAAGGAGATAATAGAGTGAAGCATATTATTGCGGGTCCATACTCCAGCTGTAAAATATGTGGGAAACGCATATCAGAAATGGAGAAACACATAACTGACGAGCAAAAAGTTATTCTTAGAAAGCTGACAGATAGCCCGGCTAAGTCAGGCTGGCAAAGCAAGTTTGAAAGTTTACTGACCGAATTTCACCCATGCCTGAGCGATAAAGAATTTATGGTGAAGGATATAATAGAGTGATTACCACCAGTCTTAGGGCGAAGTTACAAAGTTTGGGTCATGGGATTGAAGACTGTTCATATAGAGATTGGCAAGGAGCAGCTTATCAGTGCAGTAGGTGTGAGGGGATTTTTACTATTCCACGTTATCGTCCTAGCAGTTTGAGCGGGGTCGATTTACGAGATGAAAACGACCAAGACTTCCTATGCCGCATAACCTATTTCGATAAACATTCTCATTTTTGGTACAAATATCAAGACTGGACGTGCAACGAGTTTATCATCATGGGTGTGATTAAATGAAGGTAGAAGAACTAGAAAGTTTGGGTCACGAGCTTGAAATAGCCAATTTCAAAAACTTACCCGAGGCAGTTAAGCGAACACCTTCTGGGGCGACGGCGGGACAGCTTTACCAATGTAAAAATTGCAACACGATATTTATGAAACATGCAGACGACCTGTATCCGATTCCTTTTTCGAGTCGCGCCTGCGCTTGGTTTTTAACTTACACATGTTCCGACTTAATAATACAGGATGTAATTGAATGACTTTAGAGGAGCTTAAAGAATTGGGGCACTTAATAGATAAACTTAATCCAGAAAATCACAAACCTTACGCCTTTTATCGCTGTATCAATTGTGATACGCTATTTATGGCGTATTTCAATGATTTTCAGTCGTATCCTTTTTCGAGCTTGATTAATACAATCAAATGTAAAGATATAATAATCAAGGAATTAATAAAATGACTTTCAAAGAGCGATTGAAGGATTGGCAAGATTTTGATTTAGCTTCTCTTAATCTAGCCGTTTCGTTGGGACTTATGAAAGAGTATGATAAAACTTCGAGCATTCCGCACAAATACGTGTTTTGGAGTAATCACCCGGTAGGTGAGATGTTGGCTAAGATGTTGGTATCTTTAGAAGAATTAGGAATTTTAGAATTTGACGAAGATAGTTTGAAGTACCGGTGGGATCCTAATTATAGGGGTGATTGGGATCTAACCGAGGACGAAAAAATAGTACGGAGTATTATAGAATGAAACTTCGCGAAGGAAAATCAATTATTGACGAAACCATTCAGCTTTTACAGCTCAGAATGGAAGCAGACAAAACTCACCAGTTCGTTGAGTTAGCCGACTCAAAACAAGATCTCATACTGCAAGGATATGATACTAATTCTCACAGATGGTTTCTCTGTACTGATTGTGGGGTTCTAGCATATACCCGATGGGATGAAGAAAAACGGCTTTGGAGTAAGGATCCAACTACTATTTCTCGCAGCGCTATGAAGTGTAAAGACGGTATTATAAAGGATATAATAGAATGACGTTTAGAGATGCCATCTACCGGTTGGCAGAATTGGGACACAAACCTGAATTGGAAGATTCTGGATATAGCGACGGTTCATATCACCGCGAATGGTGGAAGTGTGATGAATGCCACAGCGTATTTATTATCGAGTTTTGGGGCGGTGACTGGTTTGGTGTCGCTCACCCCGGCAAACTGGAGATATATGAATGTAACAGCCGTCGCAGATACTATACCAAGCTCCCAAAGTTGCTGTCTGCACCTGGGTGCGCGGACAACGACAGCTCGCTGTTCGTTCGAGCGGTGCTGTCTGAGTGCATCGTCAAGCCCGATTCGTGTAAAGATTTGATGATAAGACATATTATCGAATAGTATTATGTACAAACACGAATGGTGTAAAACTACTTCTCAGATATTAGGATATAATTATATATGTTTAAAGTGTGCAACTTGTTCCAGTATAAATTACAAAGAAGAAAAATGTAAATTCGAATCACGCAGTGAGGTAGAAAAGTTCAAACATACTTGGGGTGAAGATCATATCTGTATAAAATGCAAAGCTAAGAAATTCTCTGTATCTCATACGTTTTACAAGATAGGAATGTGGGGAAGACCTTTCAGTAGAATTGAGCCATGTGAATATACGGATGCTGATTGGGATGTGAAAGAAATCATCGAATGAAATGCTTATGGGAAAGCCGTCCTACATATCTGAAGAACAAATTGTCCAGTTCGATATTTATAAAACCCACAACTGGGAAACTATCAAAACGATCAAAGGTTATAATACCAACCAAGATAGTGGGTATGGGATTCTTAGGTGTAAGGATTGCGGAAGCTACGTAACTAAAGGTAATCGGGATAATCCTGATACATACTTTTCTAACTGCGACGAATTCTTTTGGCTGCATGATAAAATAAATCTAAATATCGAGGATTGCAATTGTAATAATCTATTCATTCGTTACATTATAACGTAAGAGCTTGACTTTTTTGGCTCCATCTGCTAGGAAAGATCGTTTGACCCCATAGATTAACTGGTTAAATCGTCGGCCTTTCAAACCGAAGAGTCCGGGATCGTAACCCGGTGGGGTCACTAAGGAAGCCCCATTAGATTAATGGCAGATCGTAACTTTCTCAAAGTTAAAACAGCGGATCGTAACCGCTATGGGGCACCATGGACGATTTTTTAGATATTGATGTCGAAAAAGAATCATGCCCGGCGGGCGGAGTTCACACCATTGAATGGATAGAAAGCGGCAACGCCAATATAACTCATGCTGTTTGTTTAAAATGTAAAACCCACGGCTCTACTGTTTGCGGTGTTCTATGTGATTGGGGTAAAACACTTACTGAGCAAGAATGGAAAATAGTAGTAGACAAGATTAGAAGAAGAAATATAAAAAAAAGTAAAACACTCCCAGCAAAACACGATTGGGAAAAAACACCAGACGGGAAAGCTTCTCGGTGTAAACGTTGTGGTGTTGCCGTTTCCAGCAATAGCGAAGCAAGTGTTGAAAATAGAGTTGCTCTTATTGATATGGATGAAGACTCCATAATGCCGTGGTGCTTTTTACCAGGCGAAGAAGAGATTTGGGAAGTAATATGATTGATTGGTTAAAAAGAATATTCAGAAACTTCCATATTCATGAGCCTAAATATCCCGAATATAGATGGAAGTTTTTTGATAAATATCCTGAACACCAGTGGAAAGAAATTAGGAGAATGCCAGTTTTCCCGGAGGTGGTATGCGAGCGTTGCGGCATGGAGTTGGAAGGTTACGCACGGAACTCTTTGCTTTTTTCTAACAGACGGCGAGAATTGAACGATCAAAATCCTTGTCTGACGGAAGAAGAATTTGTCATCAAAAATGTGATAACTTAATGTTTAAGTGGCTAAAACGTCTCCGGCGTCCTAAACATCATTGGATCTATGGCGGTAGAACTGGTGCAGTGTGTAAATACTGTAGGATAGAGTTAGTTGATATAAACATAGTATTGCAAGTAGAGCTAGCGGAAGGAACTTTCTGCACCGAAGATATGTTTGCAGCAATGAAGCTGGCAGATGTAGACCATCCGTGTTTGACGAAGAACGAACTTGACATAAAGGAAGTGTTAACATGAGCGATCAAACATACATAATCGGAGTTTTTGCTGTTTGTATCGGAGGATACTTACTAGGTAGATTTGTTATCACACCGGCATTACGAAAATGGCGAAAATGGCGAAAAGGTAGGTGAAATCATGCCATACATAGAACAAAGTAAAAGAGAAAAATTCAACCAACACATAGATGCCCTAGCTGCAGAGTTATCATTCTATAACCGCCCTGGCGAATTTAACTACGTTGTGTCTAGGTTGTTGTGGAAAATATGGCACAAAGAACACTCTTACACTCTAGGTAATAACATGATCGGAGCCCTAGAGTGTATAAAGGCTGAATTTTACCGTAGGTTTTTAGCCCCGTACGAAGATACTAAAATAGAAGAAAATGGGGACATTGATCTTTGAAACGTTTTAACAGATTGAGAAAAACTGCCCGTCGAATGGCAACCGGACACGGGCACGATTTGGGATATTGGAAACAAATCGATGACCACTATTACTCGCTGTGTCTCAATTGTGGAGGAGAGGTTTGGATGTTTCCAACATGGTTAATTGCAGCCCTAAACATTCCACCGCTATAAAGCGTATTAAGTCTATGAAATATACACGAATGTTAAATCAAGGCATGGGGCTCACAGGTAAAGCTGGCGGAGCAATAATAGGTGAACCCCTGACTAAAAAGTGTTTCCCGCAAAGGTTTGTTATAATATAATGCCTACTCCCAAACAATTGGATCATTTGTTTGCATTAGCTATTTTAGGAATTCCTACTGTTCTTATAATTCTGGGCATGTTTGCTAGTTGTCCTGTTGGTGGTAGAAATAGTAGAGATCGCAAATTAGAAGAACAACAATGCGTCAAAATGTGCGGCAAAAAAACATATGGAAAAATGTATATCATCTGATTCCAAATTAATCGCCGTGTGTAAGACAAACAACGAAGAGTACCAGACAGTGGTGAAGTAGTGCCTATTAATTTTCCTGGTATGGGTAATGCTCTTCCTGGCGTACTGTATGCTACAGTAATGCTCTCACCTACTGAAGTAAAAGCGTACCATGAGTTTAAATACACAGACGAAGACAATATGAGGAATCGACCTCTTTTCGTTTGCACCAAGTGCGGACTACGGGCACGACAAGAAAACGGTAGAATGTACGTAATATATCCCCACCCAATTGGGTTCAAAAAGATGACCGGCGGGGAGAGCTGTGCAGAAATTATAATCTGGGATATAATAGAATAGTGTCGTTTCACAGAGTAGAAGTAAAATCTCGGCATAGCTTTGAGAGAAAAGAGTACAATTACTATAAATGTACTAAATGCGGATTAACAGCGTATAAAGACAAGAGTAGGTTTTGGACTTCAGTGAGATACTATGACACAACTGGCGAAGAGAAGTGTGTAGAAATTATCATCCGCGATATAATAGGATAGTGTGAGAGTACATCGATTCAAAGACGGCGTGTGTCGCAAATGCGGGGCTAAAGAATCTTTCTTAAAGGATTTAATAGCTTATCACGGAGATAAGTTTACACAGCAAAAGACCCAACTGATCAAACAGCATCCTGAAAAGGAAGATGAATTGTTAGAAGTGTGCATGAAAAATAATTATCCCTGCACCATGACAGATGACGAGCTTGATATAAAAGATATAATAGAGTGAGTGAACACGTGGGGTTAATTCAGTGGAAGAAATCGATTTTTACAGGATCGAAGCCGTGGGTTCGAATCCCTCACCCCACACCATGAAAACAATAACAATAGAACAAGCGTTTCAGAAACGAAAGGAGGAGGATTTAATAGCTAAGCTGATTAAAACAGAAGAAGGCAAAAAGATGTTGGCTGAAGCTATGATGCCACCCGTGCGCAAAAGAGATGGTGATTACCCATCTAAACAGCCAAAATCTAAGAAAAAATGATGCGCGCAATAATTATGCATACTTGTGATGCCCTTTCGTTCCAAACAGCAGCGCAAATGGATGTATGCCAACGATCCGGAAATGGCTGAGAAGTGGGAAAAACATACTCCTAAAGGTACTTCTCTCCAAAAAAAGGTGAAGAAAAAGAAGCGTAAGAAAAAGGCTGATTTAAATCTGATAGTAAAAATCGCCAATTTGTATGCCTTTGCAGCAGAGCTTAAAGATAGATTTGATTATCTGCGCCAAATTATTAGGGCTTTCAAATTCATCCTCCAAGACAAGGAAGGTTATGACCCAGAAAAGCTTATCCCCATAGAAACGCTTCTGAGTCAAAAACATACAATTAATTGGCAAACCGCTAAAGAAGATGTCAAACCCATTCTAGAGGAGTTGTACAAGCTACGCAAATACCTAATGTCCATTAAACAGTGGCAAATAGCTGGGTTAATACATAGGGAGTATCAGCAGCTAGCTCGATTAGGAGAATACAGCAAAGAGTACTATTCCCAATTTGCAAAGCAACCGCGCCAAGAGTTTGCTCAACCTCACTCCACGCTGTACCATGGAACCAACCCAGCCGACGCTTACTCCGTATTGAAGAATAGAAAGTTTCATAAAAGCACAGCTTTTGCTAATCTGTCTTTCACATCAGACTTAACAGCAGCCGCAAAGTTTGGTAACGTAGTTTTTGCATTCAACGCTGGTGCTATTCAGCGCAGGCGTGCTAAGAAAATGCGCTACTATCCCGAAAAACAATACCTCGAAATGTTGAATAAAGGACGTGAATCAGAATCCTACAAAGATCTTTTTATATCCGATATGTATAAGTACGAGCGGGAGTGGGCTGTTCCGTTACCATTTCCGTTTGATGGAGCGGATTTGGAAAAGGTAATAGTTTTAAAACAAGAAGATGACGGATCTGAGAAGGTTAAAGAAAAACTAGAGGAAGTGGCACCTCCTGGGGTAAAAATTGATATACAGTATTTGCCCGCTTATTCACAGCATAGCTCTTCCACCATGGAGTGGCAGGATGTTAAATATGGAGAACTTAAATATTTTGTTTATAAAAATATCATAGATAAGGTTAATAAAATTAAAAGTGCCGCCAGAGAAATTGGCAAAGAGCAGGCTGAAAATATTAAGAAAAAGTATCCAGGCGAATCTGTAGATTATCTGTTAAAGAATGATAATACTATACGTACTGCAAACTTTTTAATAAACATTATGCCCAGCATGTCTCATAACTCCACGTGGTGGCACAAAAGTGATTTAGATACATTGGTTTCAGATCTGCAGAACGCTTCTTGGAACAGTGATAGGTATAAAAATACTCCATTTGAATCAATTATACCACACATGAATGATTTGAAAGACGAAATTGATCCTCTTAAAAAAGAGTTCGCCAAAACCTATCTGACCAACGAAGATGATTATATAAAGGGGATGATACAAGGCGGTAAGTATGGATTGGGACAGTATAAGGACTCCTATTTAAACTGGGCACGAGTAGATCCAAAGGATTTAGAAAAAGTTCTTGAGCACGAAGATTACGAAAAGTTTTATGGTAAAAATGGTGCAACCTCTATGAGGACAGTTTTAGAGGAATTAACTAACGATCCAACAGTTGGAGCTAGAGCATTAATGTTGGCAGTGCCTATAAAGGTTTGGAGAGAATATCCCGAAGTGTTAGCCAGACACCCATTTTTGCACGAGCTAGATGGGGGAACTTTACATATGGTATTCTATAACAACCCAAAGGTTGACAAATATCTCATAGAAAGCATTGCCCCGGATGGTTGGGCATCTGATAGAGCTTATCCCGAAAACGAAGAACGCATGGCAGAAATTTACAGAATAATCAACCCTGGATAGAAAGAAAAAAACTGCAACAGCGCACTGAAAAACTGAAGAAACTTCTCGGATAGAAAGCTTGACTATTGCTGAGCTGAAGTGTACAGTGGAAGTTCACTGTTCTGAGGAAAAATGCAAAAAACAATTGAAGAAGTTCGTGAAATGAACTTGGATAATAGCAACTTGCTAGATATACTGGGGGAAGTTTTGACAGAGAGAAAAGCGTTGTACGACGCTTTAAAGCATGTGCAAGGACGGTGCACAGAAATAGAAATGGAAAAGCGTGCGCTTAAAGCTAAGCTGAAAGGGCTGCTGTGACCAAGTACGCGCTTGACGACCCAGGTCTGGCGTAGTAAGGTGCAGGTTAGTGCAGTGTCAGTGAAATTAATAGAAGGCGATCTGCTAGATCATGATGCTAAATACATAGTACATCAGTGTAACTGTATTTCTAAAACATGGTCTGGGTTAGCTTACGGAATATTTCAAAAATACCCTTATTCTAATATCTACCAGGAAAGAAAAATAGGTAAATTTATTCACAAGCCTGGGGAAATATACACTCGCGGCGACGGAAATGGGAAACGGTACGTAATTAATGCAACTGCCCAAATTTACCCGGGAAAACCCAACGGACATGGTTTTTTAAATTTTAACGATGCAGCTAAAGATAGGAAGCAATTCTTCTACGATTGTTTGATGGCAATCGCGGATATAAAAGATTTAAACTCGGTAGCCTTTCCCTATAAAATTGGGTGTGGGCTTGCTGGTGGTGATTGGAATTTTTATAGTAAAACTATAGATAAATTTGCCACTTATGTCGAGAAGAAAGATGATGTCCAGGTCTTTATTATTAAAAGACCTGGAGATCAATGATTATACCTAAAGAAGTTATTTACATATTTCCACAGGGGGCTAAACAGGAAGGAGAGCTTTATGGCTATAAACATGAAGGTACTCCTGCTTTCCCGTTAGATATTGCTTTAAAACAAAAACGTTCCTACGATACTGCTATCAATTGGGCACAAACTTATAGAACCGGCTGGGGAACCAAAGCGCTACATCAGGTAGGTAAGAAAACCGTAAAGAACGTAGAGTTCTCGGGACTTACTGTGATCGATTTTGAAGAGCGTAAAAATAGCACAGTTTTTAAAGTTCTCACCGATGAGGGTTTTATTTTCGATTTTAGGTTTGATGAATTTATATTCAGCGCATTTAGGGAGGGATTAGAGAAAGGGGGAAGGCTATCTGGTAAGTTTCTGTGGGCTAGAAATAGTTCGAGAACCTTTCTAATCAACGCCCAGAAACATTCTGAGCTTCTAATTAAGGAAGTGATAGAATGACAGATCCTCCCAAAAGAAAGGTGCTAATCTGCGCATGAAAACACTACTATCTGAACGTACCATTCGTCATAGGGTTAATCAGTTAGGTAAACGAATTACCATAGACTACGAAGGACAACCGATAGTATTACTCTGCGTCCTTAAAGGTAGCTTCATGTTCACTGCCGATCTGGCACGGCAAATCCACTTACCAATGAAGATTGCTTTTCTAGGGCTTAAAAGCTACGATAATACTAAATCCAGTGGCGCGGTGCAAATCACACACGATTTGGATTTCCCAATAGAAAATGCCAACGTGCTGGTAGTGGAGGATATTGTTGATACAGGTTTAACTTCTAGGTATCTGTTGGATATGCTAGAAGCGAGATCTCCCAAATCAGTTAAACTGTGTTCTCTGCTGCATAAACCGGCAAAGACGATAAAAGAAGTGAAAATAGATTATCTAGGTTTCACTATCGAAGATAAATTTGTGATAGGTTATGGTTTAGATTATAACCAAGACGGTCGTAACCTGCCAGAAATAAAAATACTTCCAGCTGCCCCCGACTAAGGATTAAAACATGAGCTTCATGAAACAGTATTTATTAGGAGAGGTTGAGTTTGAAGAGGTCCATAATGCTGTTGCTTCATGGCAACACCTACGACCCGGTATAGCTCTAAATGAGTATTTAGGTTTCACTCCGGCAGAATGTACCATCCTTATAGAAAATGAATCAAAATTCGAAAGCTACCTATTTTACCTAAGAAACCTGCTAGACGAGCGTAATACTCTAACTTCCGTTCAATAATATCACATATTTGCGTCAACAACCTACAGCTGTAGGTTTGTTCCTTCCCGAGCAAAACTCGGGCGAACATTAGGCTGATTGACTGGAGATTTCATGAAGGTAGCAAAAACCCGATATGAGCGTGAAGGCGTTGAACTGGAAAATGTTTTCTCTGCTCTAAATAGATACAAAGGAAAATATCTACATTTTACTAACGCAGATAAGCTAGGGATTAATGTGAAAGGTGTGTACCCTGGAATTAATCCTATCGGTATTTATGGCTACGCTATTGATAACGAACTTATAAGCTCCATAGTTGAAGGACAGCATTCATTCTTTGTTAGTAATATGGAGTCAGTTAATTTGTACCGGTACCTATATATTTTCGATGCTAAAGGTAAAACGCTGGATTTAAATAAGTTGGATCAAAATGAATTTAAAAACATTATAAAGGAAATGATTCAGCATGATATGGTTTTAGCTCCAGCTGTTCCTGACACTTTGGAAGAAAAGGTTCAGGAATATATTAACAGGATGCGACGTGTACATCCGCCCCAAAATTCTTACGCCGACCATTTTAGGCATACACTGGGTGAAGCGTTGATGCATAGTGGTATCGGAAATGACCATCTCGCTGTTAACGTAATACTAAGAAAAATCGGGTATGATGCAGTAAAAGGTTTTATATCCGCTGGACATACTGATGAAATATGTATTATAAATCCTCGGGCTCTAGTAGTTTTGGATAAATTGCAGAATCCCATATTTGACGAGTACGAATATAAAAAAGTACAGCAGTATAGGCTTGAAAGAGCAGCTAATGCCTACTACGAAAAAGCGATTCAAACATAAATGGAAAACTGAACGCGGATGGTTCAGTTTCAAATGTTTGAAATGTAATAAAACTCTTGAACAATTAACCATAACCAGTTTTAGTTTGAAATGTAATAAAACTCTTGAACAATTAACCATAACCAGTTTTAGTTTTCCATCAAAAAAGACACGTTTGAATTGTACAATGTCTGACAAAGACTACGAGATAAAAGAAATAATAGAATAGCCCAGTCGATTCTGGCGAGAGAAATGGCGAGAAAGTACTTGACAAACTCAGCGCATAATGTTATATAGGATAAGTATGAAAGATTCGTAGATTTATAAAAGAATTCGTGGACCTCCTTGGTTGGACATTTTCCAGTATTAACTGTTTGTAACTTTCAACCTTTAGGAGAATAACATGAATTTTGAAAACAAAAGTAGAAAAGAAGTTAGGGCTCAAATTCGAGCCTGGATAATTGCCGGAGCTAAGGAAGGTGGTTGGAACCAACGCCGAAGGCTGTTGGCATACGGTTTTTTGCGTGGTCTGCCTTATGAGGCAATTGAGCGTCAAACCAACGAAGATAAACATTGCGAAATCGGTAGAGAAACCTTTTATCTAGGGCTAGCTGCTGGTATTGCTCATTATATTTGTGCTGCTACCGAAACGAAATTTTCATTCGGTTGCGCAGAACATAAAGAAGCCCGTGAATGGATTTACGCGCGCATTAATAAGTTAGCGCAGGAGGCAGCATGAAAAACTATAACGACATGACGCCAGAAGAAAAGAACCAAGCCGATAAAGAAAGGCGTGCTAAACAAGAATATCTCTGGAGTATTCCTGGTGTAATCGAAACCACAGAGAAGGAAATTAGCGACAAACAGACAGATCTAGACAATCTGAAAAAACTGTACGCTGAGTATCCTGATTTAAAACGTAATGTTAACCGCTGGAAAACTGTTCGTCTCTGTTCTGCTTCAGTAAATGACAAAACTGATAAATACGATTGCTCTCATAATTGCGGCTGTTGTAATGATTCGCCGCTGGAGGTTTGGCCGTATTTAGAAACTGAGTGTGGAAAGGTCTACAGCGATCCCCCCAGTTTTCAGGTAGGAGAAAAGCACTGGATTTCTGGTGATGAACCGTATTCCGGCTGGAAAGGCACGCTCAGAGAAGCCAACATACCCGAGGAAATAATTGAGAAGGTGTCTCACAAATTTAGAGAAGATGCCGAAGCAAGAAAACAAATGGCTGAAGAGTTAGACTATGAAGATGAGGACTAATATGACGTAGAATAAACTATATATTGTAACCAGAACAGATTTATCACCTGGAGCAAAAGCAGCTCAGTGTTGCCATGCTCTAAAACAGTTCGGATTTGAAAATCCAGAAATAGATAGATCGTGGTTTGAAACATCAAACTATCTGGTCTTGCTAGAAATAGAAGATGAAAAACAGTTGCAAGAGCTTCTGATTTTGGCGGAAATGAAAGGAATCAAGTTCTCTATATTCCGCGAGCCAGATTTCGATAATGAAATTACGGCAGTAACATTTGAGCCAGGAGGTAGATCTAAAAAGCTGTGTAGTAGATTGAAATTAGCTCTTAGTTAATCCTTCGCTGAGAGCCTCGTCCGTAGTTCCCATAGCTCAATGGCAGAGCGGGCTTTTCTAAAAGGCACGGTTGGGGGTCCGATTCCCTCTGGGAGCGCCAAATGTCAGCATACTGTAATTTCTGTGGTGAAAAGATTACCGGCAAACACCAGTGCGAATTGTCTCGTGATTGGCAAATCTGTATTGTTTTACTACTTTTTGTAATAGTGGTGCTAATCTTTCGGATGACTCAATGACAAAACCATACATAGCTATCACCACAAAAGAGCGGTATGAAAATATAGCTAATCAGTCCACACTGACAGTGTATTGTTACCAATATACATTGTCCATGGATTTGTACGTGCGGATCCTGGCAAGGGGGACAAGGACGAGGTCCCGCAGCTCAAGCTCACACAAAGTGGCCCCAATGCCTTCTTTACTAATCCCACAAATCTATGTTCCGGGCGCAGAATTCGTAGGGCACTATAAAGATGATAGAAACCCGCAACATCACCAGCACAAACTATCATGTAATTTATCCCACAACGGACATTTGATTCCACCGGATCGCCTGTTCCATATTACAGCGCTAGAACAAGAAGATGATGATCTTAGAGAAATCTTTTTAGACTGGTTCAATCGGCTAGAAGCCATATCCGGCGTGAAGATAGATATGGTAAAAACCATGCTGAAAGCCCATAAGTGGTTCAACGGTTGGAAGGGGGATATGGTGGTTAAAGAGGTAATTGAGTAACCGTACATAAAATAGTATTATTTTGAATGTCATACCCTTATGATCTTACACAGTTATGCTCGTATTTCTATAAAGCGGCTAAATCCCGTGAAAATAGAGTACTGCTAATTGGAGATTCTCTGGCGGTTGGTCTAAACAACCAACTGCGCCAGCATGCCCAAGATGCCGGCATGCTCTATCAAGGAAAAGGGGTGGGCAGCAAAACTATCTGGTATTGGGTAAACGGAGAAGGTAGGCAGTGGCTTAATAATCAATTAGCTTCCTTCCGACCTACTCATGTATTTATTTCACTGGGCACCAATGACGCCTACACACGCATGAGTTCCGAGCAGATTGCTAAGTTAACCCGGGAACTGAATGATATAATCCGACAAGCTGGAGCTTCCCCTATGTGGATTGGCGCTCCGACTCTTCCTGACCGCTCCGGTGGGGTAAGTATAAAACGTGATCTTCTCGATACCATTCGGGGGAATGCTGGACACCTCTTTGATACTCGCAAGGTCAACCTTCCTCAGGTTGATAAAATACATCCCACCGCTAAGGGTTACGGACTGTGGGCAGATGAAGTTTGGCACTGGGCTTTAACCGGTAGCCAACGGACGGTATCGAAAGCGGTTCCACGAGCTGATTTAACTCCAATGAAAAACAGTGAGGTTACTCCTGCTTTAAGTCAAATAGCTGTACAAATACTCCGCAAATACAGAAATGAACCTGTAGGTACTCGGATATCATTTACTCAGGGTGGTAAAAAGTATGTAGCTAAGATAAGTAACCATCCTCCCAACAGCCTTAATCCAAAATGGCACAAAGGTGTAGATTTACATTATCCCGCAGGCACGGTTCCCACAACTCGAACGCAACGAACTACGAAACGAACATATGGATTAACACCAGAATTACGCTACAAATTAGAACAGATAGCGAAAGATGTTGGAATAGATCCTAATTGGTTAGCTACTGTAATTAGTTTTGAATCTGGTTTCAGTCCCAGAGCGGTAAATCCGAAGTCTTATGCTACCGGATTAATTCAATGGATGCCATTTAATATTCACAGATTATATAAGGTTCCTGCTAAAAGAACACATCCACGGATGACGAAGCAAGAGAAGATAGAAGCTTCCGAGTGGATGAAAAACAAAAGTGCCATGGAACAGATGGATATGGTTAAGTCGTGGTTTAGTAAGTACAAAGGAAGATTAAGGAGTTTAGAAGATGTGTACCTGGCTGTATTTATGCCAAGTTTGATTAGGAAGTCTCCTAATACTGTAGTAGCTCGTAAAGGTAATCCAATTTATGATCAAAACTCTGGCTTTGATCGAGATAAAAAAGGTTACTTTACTCGCAGAGATGTTACTGCTACAATAAGAGGTCACAAAGGTACTGGGGCTCAAGCTAGAAGAGAAGAACGAAAGAGTACACTTCAGCAGATACTCGATTATTTGTTGAGCTAAAATGGAGGGCATAGGGTAACTGGCGTACCCACCTGACTGCTAACCAGGCACACCGAAGGTGTCCAGTTCGATTCTGGTGCCCTCCGCCATTTGTCGAGCCCGCTACGATGATCCTCTACAATAATATGATTTTAACGTTCACTGGGCACCGCCCCGCCAAACTAGGTTGTGGATATGATATCCCAAACCCCACTTACGACCATATACGTTCAGAAACAGAGAAATTATTAAAGAAATTGAAGCCTGAAAAGGCTATTTCAGGAATGGCTATAGGCTACGATCAGTGGGCGGCTCAAATTTGCGTAGATCTCAATATTCCCTGGATTGCTGCGGTTCCTTTTGCGGACCAAGATGTCATTTGGCCAAAGGAGTCTAGAGCCGTTTATAATAGATTAATCAAAAAGGCTACTGAGGTAGTCATAGTGTCCGAAGGCGTATATGCGGGCTGGAAAATGCAGAAAAGAAATGAATGGATGGTGGACCACGCAGATATAGTAATAGGGCTATTCGATGGGTCACCAGGAGGCACCGCAAACTGCCTCAGATATGCCCAAGAGCAGAATAAGATGATATACAGAATATCCCCAATTCTCCCCGTAACTCAGTCCGAATAGAGTAGCGGTTTCCTAAACCGAAAGTCGCAAGTTTAAATCTTGCCGGGGAGGCTAATAATGGAACATACGTACCATGAAACACATCACAATATTAGCCGCAGTAGCGGTAATGCTTATCACAGTACCGGCGTTTGGACAAACCAAAACCTTCGAAGAAAAAGAAGGTTATGGGTATTCATTCGATGACGATCCTCTAGCGGCTGGAGGTTTTGGACCAAATGACGCTACAATTCGTGTCCGTCCGAGAGCAGCTCGCACTACGCTGATTCGTCCCAGGGTATCATTCGTTCCCGAAATGCTGAAGTCCGTCGAAAATCTGTAATAGCAATATTCCCGCAAATTAGTGATGTACAATATCATTAATAAAACGGCTGAACTGTATGCGACAGGGGCGATGATGGAACCTCCGCCTGTAGTTACTCAGCAGATTACACGCTGGGCACAGAAAATGTACCTCGGGCACATTTTGTATGTACTGCAAAAAAATGGAGAAAATGTTAAAGAGGTGAGTGGTGCAGGACAGACGGTTAGGGAGCCGGTCAATCTTTTAGACAAACCGCATAATGAAATTTTTCCCTTCGACACTGCTGGATGGAAGTATGAAAAGGTGCTACATAGGTTTGAAGACTATCCAGAACTGCGGATGGACGTAAGAGTAGATATTGTTCCCATGGTTTTTGTTGCTGGACCAGGACGTTTAGGACAATGGATGGAGGCTGGTTATGTAATGGATATCAATGTTCCCACTCCCACAGAACAGGATTTGGTAAAACCTACGTGCATACCACGCCTTATGAATTCGCTATATGATGGTGTTAGGCACGAACTTATCCACGCTTCCCAATCTCTCATTACCGGCGCAATGTACGAGAAACAGGATTTAGAACATTTACAAAACCACCCAGCAGATAAAGAAAATATAGATCCTTTAATTTCCCCTCACGCTCGGACTCTCCAGTTTGGAATGCCACCCCGCAAAGTACGCCCTAAAAGAGATCCTGCCGGATATGTCCGCAGCCCTATTACACAAAAAAGATTAAAGAAAGAAAGACAAATACACCAACTGAGAGATGTAGAATTTTACCCATCTTTACTTGATACTTTTTATAGATTTAAACGATATGTTACTTTACACTCTCTAATATTTCCGGGAGAATATCCACTAAACAAAGCAATTAAAATATACGTTGGAACTATTAAGGCCGAGAAGAACTTCATCACCAGTACCTTTTTTAAAAAGCTAAAGCAGCATAGTGTGCCTAAATGGCGCAAAGCTGTAAAAGAATTTATTAATGCGGTGATGAATGACAAATGGATTAAAGAGAATTTGGTGTAAACTTTTCGGGCATGTGGATATCGAAGAAAATACTCCTTCCGACGGGTATAATATATTTAATATAAACACCTTTCAATTTCCCAACACTATTATGTTGAGTTTTGAGGATAAATACGGCACTAGATACACAAAAAAATTTACACCCTGCCAACGATGTATTATGTACGAAAAAATATACAAAGAGAATGAATTAAGTTCCGCTGAGCGGGATATTAAAGAAATTATTACTTAAGGAAAATAAAATGAAAGAGTTATTAGAAGACATCATAGGAATGTCACCAATAGAAGCATCTAAAATGGTCAGAACCCAGGGGTTTTTATTCAAAATCATGATTAAAGATGGACTAAAGTTCACGCCCAATCAAAATGAAACGCCATCCAGGATTAACGTGAAAGTAGAAAACAACGAAGTTACAGAAGTTTTATGGCTAGGCTAAGCGTCGAGAACCATAGCATAAATTCATATCATTTATATGGGTAAAATTATCACATTGTTGATGGTAACCGTTTTAGTAATACTACTAATGCCTATTAAAACATTCCTACTTTTGGGAGTCTTTCTGGGGATTACATGGTTGCCGGCACAATTATTCTTATTTGAAGATGTACGTCAGAAATTCCTCAATGTTTTTGAGGCTAATGCAATTAATCTTGATGATCAAATTGACAGAAAGTCTGCGTTCATAATCTATACGATAGCCAATCTAGTTATATGTTTTTTTATCATGTTATTAGCTTGGCCAGGTATGATTGTGCTTAGTGTGATGAACCCATTTTTACGCTCGGGTGGTGGAACCAGGGAGACACGTTCTTAATGCCGGCAGGCGTGCGGGTTCGAATCCCGCTCCGAGCACCAAATTATATGGAGATATTATGTCAGTTAGATTTGATACTTGGGTTGGTTTATTTTTCACCTTACTGGTAATTGTTGCCGTTACAGTCTGAGGAATATGGAAAACGAAAATAAAGAGTTCATTGTCGCTACCACTACAAATATTGAGTTGGCTTGTACTATCCGTAAAGAGCTAAAACAGAACTTCTATCGTTTATGGGTGTGCATAATTAACGATCACCAAGTCTATAAAGTTAGCGTTGCCAACGTATGGGGTGGCAGGTTGGATGAGGAAACAGAAGGTGCCATTACATTATTTGTACAAAAATATGTGGATGAAAATTCCGACCCAGAACCTGAAGTTGAGCTTCCCAGGGTTATAACCACAATAAATGAACTGAAAAAAACGCTCGCTGAATAATTACGCATGGGTATATGCACGTAATTTCTCCCTTTAACGAACAATACAGTCTAGTTTTGCGTGCTGCGTGGGGGCATCAATTAACCTTTCCTTTCAAGGATTTTAGTAGTTCTTGGCAGAGATCGGGTCGTGGAACTGTACAAATTTCTGACCAAGTGGTTCCTTATCACGGTAGAATGGGTGATAATCCATATTGGCAATGTCACGATTGTCACGAACCTATCGTTGATGAGGCTGGAAAACCTATCTGGAATGTTAGGGATATAGAAGAGTTTGAAGAAGATTATATATCCGAGGAGAAGAAAACCGGAGAAGTTCTAACTGAGACAATGGTTAACAGTGTTGAAAACCAACTTCAACTATCAATACAGAATGTTCCCAACGTTATAGATGAATATTTTGAGAAACATAAAAACGCTTCGGATGATGCTTATTTTAGTTTAAGTTACGATATAAATGATCAGATCCGTAACTTATGTAATATGGTGAAAGAAAGGATTGGCGTGGTTGAGCGCATCTTTTTCGCATCATTACACGTCAAAGGTGTCAGCCTTTATGTTCCTCACCTGTCGTACTCGCTCATTAATGAAGCTTGGAAAAAACTAGAAAACGCTGTGCGTCAGATAATTGGTCCCTTTACCCAATTACAAATGAAGCACATAAGACAAGTTGGCGGAAAGCTCATCGTCAATACGTTCAAACGTATGATTATGGAAGGTCTGAAACCATTTTTTGAAGCGTGTCAAGTGGCAATTAATAAATTAAAATCATTAGTTGGGCTGGAAGGAATTGAAGTACAGAAGAGTAAGATTTTACTACCGTTATGCAACAAATGTAGTGAAGAAGCTAGGTTTTACTGTGCAGAAGATGATTGCGATTTCCATACCACAGATGAAGATGATATTATTGAGGTAGAATTAACACAACATATGCCTCCAGATGCAGAACATCAATATTATTGGAATAAAACAACTACCAATAACTATTGTGAAGAGCACGCGGCAAAGTGTGAATCCTGCGGAAATGGTGTGTTAAAAGATGATGAAGCAATGGAATACGAAAATGATTGGTATCATCAGGAGTGTTTCAACGAGGTATACCGTTATTGTGATGGGTGTGATGAATACCGTTACACCGAAGATATGATATGGGACGAGGATTCACAAGAAGAACGCTGTCCCAATTGTTACGAGGATAGAGATACAGGAGTAGATGAAAATATAGAGAAGGATGATTTAAAAGATGCGGCAGAGGTTGTTGATAAACTACCAAAACTGTTTCCACTGGATGAAAAAACCATCGAAACCTCCATCCTGCCCGCTTTAAAACTGGGGTTAAAAAAGCTGCAATCTAATCCCACTATGCCTTTTGATAAACAGCTTGCTTTCGTGCTTAAACGCATCCAGAGGAAAGAGGCTCAAAATGCAGTACTAGCTAAGAGTAGGTCGATGGATTCGTTACACAACCTGTATGAGTACTTTTCCGAACACCAAAAAGAATTGGCAAAATTTAAAGATAAGTATCCTAAACTAAAAGGATTTAAACCACTACCAGTAGATATTAAAATAGAAAACTCAGCCATGCATCATGCTGGTAAAGTGTTTGCTGTATATCCTAGTGAGGAATTTTTAGACTATGCTGAGTTAATGCAGCCTGGCGCTAAAGCTGTTTATGAGAAATATATTTCTCACCGGGGTCACCATCCGGGATCCTTAGCATTTGCTAGGTTTTCTATGAGCGATGGTAATATTATAATTGACAACCTACAAACAGATATTGATGTTCAAACGTATAAATCCACCTTCCAGGAACTAGATAAGGATAGTGCGGAACTGGCGTTGCGTTGGTGGCTAACTGCTATTAAAAAGTTCTGGATTCCTGCCCTGCTGGATGCTTTAAATAAATTCGGCAAAGAGATTGAAAAGAAAGTATACTTGACTACTTTCCAAATGCAGAAATCAAAATGGAACAACCTGCCTGAAAGAAATAAAGATGTGTATGACCGCATACCTGATATTATGCAGTTTCCCACAGAACAAATAGAGGCAAAACCAGAAGATTTAATAAGAAGGCAATATACCATGCGTCGAGTGGCGAATTCTCTTGACAAAGGAGCGTATGCGTATTATAAATTAGCACAACTACTGTAGGAGGTTTTAAAGTAAAAAGGTTTTAGTAAAACTTGTAAGATACGGGGGCGAAGTGGCTTCGACGTGTCGGACAGGTAGCAATCTGCGCTTGAGCACATTTTGGGTGAGTGCTTTGATCAATTTCCCAAACGTACTAACTGCCAACGATAATGCAGATCTTGCTGTTGCAGCGTAATTGCTCTCAGCCGTCTTTTAAGTGAGGATTCCGAGTAATTTAAAAGGCGTCACTACACGGAACTATAATTAGGTGATGGACTCGTTCTCCCACGTATAGCCTGGTTAGAGTATTTTCTTCAGGGGTAGAACCCATGCTCGGGTGAGAGGCTGAGCAAACCGTGTCGTTGAGGTTCAGCGACTATAAGCGTGAATGAAGAGAGCTGCTAGTAGGCGCGGACTCCGGATCATTCCCGGACGCCTCCACCACCAATTTCAGCGCGCCTCCACCCGTGTTATATACATGGGTATGGTTAGAATAATAGATTTGGCGTGCGCCAGGTGTAGCCTCGCTGTAAAAAAAGAACAAAAAGAATACACCAGACAAATAAAAAAAGGTCAAGAAAACTTTTTCTGTTCCCATTCTTGCTCCGTAAAATATGGACACGAACAGGGTAAGTATGACTATAAACAAGCCACAGAAAGAATTAAAAAATATTCTGGAGGAGGTAGGACACCAGATGCGTTATGACGTACGCTGACGCAGGCAAGAAGGTATGGGCGCTCTACGGTGGACGTTTCGTGCCCGTGATCGTGGCTTGCTCAATGGGTCACACTGTCAGGATTCGCAACGATGTTCTGGGCATTGACACCTGGGCTGATGTCTCTGAATTGCGCGAGGCGCCGCCCAAGTAACTGTCATGCAGACCCGTCCACGCAAGAAACCACGTCGCAAGCGGGGCACGAAGCCGCCGCAGGACGAGCACCGAACACGCATTCTGGCGGATGACGGTTCGCCCCACCCTGACTTTCTTGCGTACCTCGGGACGTTCTTGCATGGCGTAGCTTGCACGCATCCGAACATGGCCGAGTGCTGCCCTGGCTGCGGACACTGGCGCTGCCCCGACTGCGGGGTCGAATACGACGAAGGCGAAGACTTCCCACAATCCGAGCCAGTTGGTCCGGCCGCGGAAGACTTCGAGTAGTAACTGCACAACACGGAGGACACAGTGAAAAGAAAGACTACCCGCGGCCGACCCCGGGATGTTCAATTCACGACCGCTAGGCTCTGTCATGCACGGAGGGACCATGGACGCCGCAGACACATACTTTGAGATCAACGTAACCACGCCGGGGCCGGCTTGGGTATGCGGAGATGCTCCGTCGTCGGAATACCTGCATTCACCATATAGATGGTTTATAAAGTGTTTGAGGAGCAGATCAAAAACAAATCCCAAAAAATACGTCAACTTAACGGCTGAAGATTTAAAACTGTTATTCGAAAAACAACAAGGCACTTGTCCAATAACTGGTTGGAAATTAAAACTACCACTTACCACTAATGGGTGGAAAAACAACAAAAGACCCGAAAACGCAAGTGTAGACCGAATAAACTCATCGGAAGGATATACTAAAGATAATGTAAGGTTTGTCAGCTACATAGCTAATATTGCTCGTAATACATATAGCGATGATACGCTGATTGATTTTTGTCGGGCGGTTACCGAATACACAAAATCATTGAAGAAAGTTAAGAAGTAAAATGAAAAGACGACATTTCTTCGCCGCTTGGGTTTGTGGCATTGCGGCGCTGAGCGTACCAAAACTTGTGGGTGCTACAAAACCTGTAGATGCTAAACAGTTCGATAAGCATCCGTATTATAAACTTTCCAAACAAGCCATTGAAAACATTAACCTGTTGTTAAAAGAACTTAACAAAAAACTTGACTCACAAAACATGTGTTTTACTGACGAATGTCAAGTAACTTTTCTACAGCAGGCTTTAGGGACTATAAACGCTGTTCCGCCCTTCTCTTGTGTTTCATTTGAGGATACCGAATATGTACTTTTTTGGAAAAAGTATATACTTGATTTTGCAACGATAATTGCCCTAGTTCACGATGATATATTTCTGCACTCACAATCAGACTATAACTGCATGGTCAATACTAATGATATGTATTTAGGTAAATGGCGCTACAACTTTCTTTATCTCGAATCCGCGGTTAAAAGGATAAAGATCTCAAACCTTCCAGGTCTAAAATGTGTACCCTAATCGTCTCATGGAATTCCGAAGGTATGCTCGTAGGAGCAAACCGGGACGAAAAATACAATCGATATTCCGAAGATTTCGCTTTCCGTCCTGATGGCGTGTGCTGCCCTTTGGATGTAAGAGGTGGCACCTGGATTGGTCTTAATGACCGATTCGTATTCGCTGCTCTTACTAATCTGGAAGTACCACGCGGCGATAAAATGGGGCGCCGATCTCGCGGAGACCTAGTGTTTCAAGCTCTAAAACAGAGCAATGCACTCACAGCAACCGGAAAGGTATTCGAACTATTAGGGTCTGGCTTGTACAACCCGTTCAACATCTTTATTGCTGATAAAACGCGACTGCTTGGCATCACATTTACTGAGCCTGAGATTAAGGTAGTGCAACTTTCTCCTAATAATTATGGTGGTGAGAAGACACACGTTGCTACACCTTGGGGAATCAATGCTTGGCAAATACCTCGTTGCCAGAAAATTAGAGGCACCCTTTTGGAAGAGGTTAAATCGGTACAAACTCTACTTAAATATCACGGAGATATTTCCAACAGCAGAGAAACATCTCTATGCCTACACCAAGATGATTATGGAACAGTTTCTAGTTGTGTTATGGATGTGACTTGGGACTTGGGTTTTAAAGTTTTTCATACTAATAAGCCTCCCTGTGAGTCTTCTTGGAATAGATTAGCACTAAAGGCAACATGATAACAATTAACGATATTAAACCTGGAAAAACCTATCATTATCGTTGGATTATCACCGATCCAAACAACGATGACTTTTGGGTTGCCGAAACCCTCCACGCCTTCCTGGCACGCCCTAAAAAGATTCCCAAAAACGCCAAAGACCCACATGGCAAAGATTGGTCAGACGCCAGCGTAAGATTGATACCAGGAGAAGGTGATTTAGAGATAGTTGCCGTAACCGGGGAGGAAGGTTGCGAAGCGTTCGATACCACGGTGCTTTACAAAATTGTGGAGGATAACAATCTTTATAGTCTCGATGGTGAAGAGATAGAGTGGATGATCAACGACGGAGCTAAGCCCGGACCAATACCAATGGGTCCATCCACTCCGCCGGAAAATTTAAAGAACCAATTGCCACGAAAAAACGACAAATGAAAATCTTAATCACAGGTGGTAATACTTTAGTCCCCATCGATAAAGTTAGGGGAATTACTAACATTTTCCGTGGCAGAACAGCAGCTAATATTGCCAATTCAGCGGCTTACGGAGATGAAAATGACCATGAAAAACATGATGTAACAGTTTTGGGGAACTCGCAAATGCAACATTGGCTCAATACGGAGTGGAAAAACCTGAGATTGAGCGTATATAAAACCTACGACGAACTGTACTCTTGCATGAAAGAGGAAATTACTACCGGCAAGTACGACGCGATTATTCATTCGGCAGCTGTTTCTGATTATCAAGTCAACCGAGTGCTAGAGCCTTCAATGCTGGATCTGCCACGTCCTTCGCTCCCAATGGGAGGTAAGATTAGCTCCAATTATGACGTACTGTATTTAGAGCTTGTGCCTACTGAGAAGATTATTGATAAAATTAGAAAACCCTGGGGCTTCAAAGGTGTATTGGTTAAATTTAAGCTCCAGGTGGATACAAGTGATGAAAAGCTTATTGAGATTGCAAAGAAAAGTAGAGAAACCTCCGAGGCAGATATTATCGTAGCCAACTGTTTAGAGTGGGCTAAAGAAAGAGCCTTTATTATTACTGAGCATGATTGTGTAGAGGTGGAGAGAAAAGAATTGGCACCTTGTTTGTTAAATTACGTATTGGGCGCGGACTCAATGGACAAGGCGGTGAATACCGGGCGATGACTAACTTAAAACGGTGTAGATAAATGTCAAAAGACCAACACAAATGGGTTAAGAAAGACTGTATAGCTGCCCACGTTTACCGGTGGGTATGCGAAGGTTGCGGAACCGAAGCGTTTAATGTAGATAATTACGATAATCCCTCGCACTATTGTGATGTAACGGAATCGTCATACAGTACTTACAGTAATAAATATTATGACGCTGATGTTAAAAATATAACCAATCTTTTATCTTGCAGCGAATGTGCTATAAAAGAGGTAATAACATGAAAATTAGGACGGGTTTTGTTTCCAACTCTTCTAGCTCTTCTTTTGTTATATATAAAAAGAGATTATCCCAAATTCAACTTGATATTGTTAGGAATTATGATAACATATTGCGTGCCATTTTGGGAAACTATTATAGTGGTGGTTGGGATATGGACGAATGCCCTGACTCGTTCGATTTCGGAACATCGATGGATAACGAGAACCTCAGAAGCAAATTAGAAGACTTAGGTATTCCATATGAGGCATCCGTGGGAGAAGAGGAATGAATATACTTCTTGGCGTCACCGGTTCAGTTGCGGCAATTAAAATCCCAGAGGTGTACAAAGCTCTGCGGGATTTGGGCACTGTGAAAGTGGTTGTAACCGAATGTGCTCACAAAATTATGAGTACCCAAAACAAACACTTCCAAAACTCATACGAACCAATACGTAGTTTGTGTATGATTTATGACGATGAAAAAGAATGGAACTGGAGAAGTATCGGTGATCCTGTTTTACACATCGATCTTAAAGATTGGGCTGATGTTTTAGTAATTGCTCCGCTTACTGCTAACACTTTGGCTAAGATGGCTAATGGTATTTGTGATAATTTGTTGACGTGCATTTATCGTGCATACCCTATGACGCCGGAATTTAAAAAACCGCTAGTTCTGGCGCCCGCCATGAATACTGATATGTGGTACCACCCTGTTACGGAAAAACATTTAGAAGAGCTGCGGCAAAGACATACTGAATGGTATGGCAGACCATTAAACACAGTTTCTTATATTAAAATTGTACCACCAATCGAGAAGAAGCTAGCCTGCGGCACTACTGGAATCGGAGCTATGGCAGAGCCAGCAGATATTGCTAAAGCGGTTGAAAATGTCACAACTTGATTTTGTCAGGGCTCAAGAGCAGGCTCGCAGACAATGGGTGACGGTGTGGTATAGAAAACGCCGAACCGCGCTGATTTGTGCGTAAGGGATTAAATACATATATTATAACTGGGGCGATAGCGCAGTCAGGTTGGCGCAATTCCCTGATAAGGAATAGGTCGGCAGTTCGAATCTGCCTCGCCCCACCATTTTAGTGGACATAATTACCAAAATAGAACAATTCCTTATCCAGTCGCCGCCCAAAGAGGAGACTGAGTATGATAAGGTTGTCCTAGCCAAGCAAAACGAACTACTCAAGTGGGGTAAGATATATCTGTATCGAAACCCTACGTTAGTATTGACTCCGGACGAAGCTAAAGCCCTCGTTAAAACTGAATGGGGTGAATTTATGGAGGAAGAGATTAATACCTCCGATTATCCCCATCATAATCGCGATTTTATGGGATGGTTTGTACACGAAATACAGGGAACATTCACTCCCGGCTGGTTTGGAAATATCCCATTCAGACGTAGCGTTTTGATTTGTGCATAACCGCGCATTTCAATATGTCCACTAAGTACGACAAATTACTTGCCGCTTGTGATTATTTCCTAAAAGAAGCCAAAAAGAAGAAAAAGCCCTGGAGTAAGAAGCCCCCAGGATGGAAGGAAAAGTCCGTCAAGCAGTATTCTCGCACGATGATGAAGGGTGAAGAACATCCTTTTGCCGATTGTGTGGAGAAGATGAAGAAACATATGGACGATCCTGAAAAATTCTGTGCTTCGGTAAAAGATAAATTTTCACCAGGATGGCGGAAAAAGAATAAGAAAAACAAATAATGAGTAAGTGTAAGTTAGTAAACAGTAATTGTAAGTGGTGTGGAAAAACCTATCAGGCACAGCTTTATTTACTAAAAAAGAACAAGCGGCGGTACTGCTCTAACAAATGCACAGGAGCTGCTAAACGCAAAACACCTTTGTTGCTTAAATGCCATAACTGCGAAAGAAATTTTTCACCACATAGACGTAAATTACACCAGCAATTCTGTTCCGTATTGTGTCAGTTACAATTTACTGGACCTAAAAGAGGTGAAAAGATTTCACAAGCTTATCACAATAAAGCTGAAAATGATAAAAATAAAATAGCGGCCAAAATATCAAAATCAAAACAAAAAAGAATATTGAAAGATCCAGAATATGCGGCTAAATTAAAAGCCTCCGGATTAGCTGTAGGCCACCGAAAACAAAATAAATCCCAAATAGAAAAACGCAAAGCCACTATTTCGGCTCGGTACACTAAAGAAGAATTATCTCAAAAAGCAGCCATAAGAATATTTCCCTATTCTGCCTGGAACAAAGGTCTTACTAAAGAAACTGATGACAGAGTTGCAAAACAGGCTACACAGCTAATTGGTCACCCACCAAATAAAGGATCTGGATATGGTAAATGTGGGTTTAGAAACGATATTCAATTATATGTCCGATCCAGATGGGAGGCGAATATTGTTAGAATGTTATTGTTAGAACAAATACCATTCGAATACGAAAAGCAACGTTTTCTTTTAAAGAATGGTAAAGAAAATATGGGATATACGCCTGATTTTTATATCCCGTCGCGGGGTAAATACATAGAGGTTTCTGGTTTTATGCATGATAAGAAAACTAATAAATTACAACTATTTGCTACTCAAATTACTACTAAAATCGCAAATATAGCAGTACTTGAATACTATTCACTGATGAAACATTACGTCGGCCGACTAGAAGAATTAGAGATGGGAAAAGGAGAGCACACAAAAATTTTTAAACATCCTAAATCCCAAACCATATTACAATTTTTAAATGGAGAAGAAAGTTTATGGGAAACGAGTAACATTACCGATGTTTGAAATACCATTAAGTCCCACAATTAAAATATCTGATATCAAAAAGAGAAGATTTAATATTATAGATAGAAATAAAAGAAAAGTTTTAATATGCGCTTAAAGTCATCAACCTCCTTACCTATTATATGGACCTATGTTAATAAGATCCGCTCCTCCTCATTTATCTGTGCGTAAATTCAATTTGATGGATCAAGTTGTTAAACGATGCACCTGGGAAATACAAGTTCAAGAAGATGCTAACATTTTCAAACTCTTGAACAAACGAAGTGTTTTGATCTGTGCGTAACTTTGCGCATAAAACATCATTTATGTATGCAAAACAAAAGCGAACATGAATGTTTCAGAGAGGCGGCAGATCGCGTTTGGAACATAGCACGAGAATACGAAGCTAAAGGGTTGAAAGATCTGGAAGAGGAGTTAAAAGAGTTGGCAACTCAGCTGCATAATTCTGCCAGAAAAATAGAAGAAGATAATAAATAATCTTATTAAAGGATATCAAAATGAGTAACGAATATTTTGAGGCAGCAGACAGAGTTAATGAATTAATCAACGATAGTGAAAACGATAACGTAACAGTTGCTTTACGCCGAGGTCATGCTAAGTTAGTAAACCTTGCTAGGTCTAAAAGCATCATTAAAATCGCCTCTAATCAGAGCGGAGAACATGTATCGGTTAGTGAGATAAAAGAAGTAGTTTAACGGGGCTATAGCTCAGTGGGAGAGCACTAGGTTTGCAACCTGGGTTTTTTTAGCGTCGGTTCGATCCCGACCAGCTCCACTATTGAAGTGTTATAGTAAGTTATATGACTTACTCTCGAAGCGACGCGGGCAAACTTGGATACCAAAAATCACGTAGCATTTTATTAGCCTTATGCCAACAGCGCAAACAGGAAGCTACGGCAAAATACGACGAAAATCCCAAACTTTGCGGTTACTGCAAGTGCAAAATATCCTATAAAAACCGATGCAACCAATATTGTAACCATAGTTGCGCTGCTAAGATTAACAACCGCAATAAACCTAGCAAAGCGCGCGGTTCGTGTATTAGATGTGGAAACCAAATAACTCGCGCTAAAAAATATTGCAGCTCCTGCTGGACAAATAAACATGCCTTAGAAAATTTAAATACTGATCAATCGAGAAAAAGGCTAATAATAAAAGAACGAGGAATTAAGTGTGAATTATGCGGCATCACCGAGTGGAGAGGACAAGCGACACCGGTACAATTAGATCATATAGATGGAAATTCTGACCACAACACTAGAGATAATCTCCGCCTGTTGTGTCCTAATTGTCACGCTCTAACTCCCACTTTCACAAGCCGCAATAGAAAAAACTATAATAGCAGCAGGAACCTAAAGAGAAGAAAAAGGTATCACAGAGAAAATTGCCCTGGTAGCACAACGGAGGTGCAACTGCCTCGTAAGCAGTCGGCTCTCAGTTCAAATCTGAGTCAGGGCTCCACGCCCGTATAGCTCAATGGTAAAGCGCAACCCCGGTACGGTTGATATTCCAGTTCGATTCTGGGTGCGGGCTCTGTATTTGTCGAGATAGAAATTGGCAATTCCATAAACATTATGTGTTCGTTAATATTGCTCCAGATTTTGAACTAATAGAAATATCTTTAGTTAAAAGTGGTGGATACCCTTTTGTAATGTTGCCTAGAAGAAAGGTTCTAATATGCGCCTAGTTCACACTCAGATTTATTATTCCCAATCGTATCACCCTATATTTGAGATCGGAAAAGTAGAACCGGTATGTCATATGCCCGGTACTGTAGAACAAGAAGCCTTTACGTTCTACACTGTTTTGATTTGTGCATAATTTTCTATATTAAAGTAATTATAAGTCTTGACATTTACAAATAGAACAGATACAATAACGTGCCATGAATGAGAATAATACAACATATTCAGGAGCAATATTAAAACGTAACGTGTCTTGTTCTGGTAGTAGCGTTTAGATTTGCGCCCTTGGTGTAACGGAAACATCAGAGGTTTCCAACCTCTGGCTATCAGTTCAATTCTGATAGGGCGCTCAGCTTTATATTTATTATTTTCTGAATTATATCAAGGTATTTTTGGGATGTACTTATTTTGAAGTATTTCTGTCCCGATGAATCTATGATAACTAATTCAATCATCTTATCTAGGCAAGCCTGGAATTTGCGGTCGTCATTATTCTGAACAGCATTAGTAAAAAATCGTTTTTCCTCTCCCGCCAGCCGCTCCAATCTAATGTATAGATGGCAGAATGAATATTAACAACTACTTATTAACCGACTGTTTATCAAACATCCAACGTAAACGATGTGAAATGTGCGGGAAAACTGTTAATAACAAATGTGTTGATATAGATTATGAAATAATAGGACATTTGAAAGTTCCCAATAAGAAAAAACCTTATACTTTAACTGGTTCAGTGTGTGCTAGAGCTAAAACCAACGGCAGAACGTCTAGAAAATATGGGACACAATACTTTATTAGAACCAAAGGGGTAGTTAGAAATTATATGAAAAGAATATCTTTTTCTATAAAACATGGCTACCACTGTTTAAGTTGTGGATATCGCAGTACTAACATTAGCAGTTCGATTTTAGAAAGGCGATCTGGAGATGGAAATATTATCATTAAGTAAGTTACAGGATCGTATTTATTTAGTATCTTGCAACAGTCGTTATGACTTAACAATGGCTTTTCTGAGATATCAGGAATACTACGAATCTCCCAACCCTCGTTTCTGGCGAAAACCGTTCACTATCACTGAATATATGGCATGGTATTCTAAAGATCGAGACAAGCCATATTTTAGTTATACGGAGGATTGGGGCGGTTTTAATATGCCCACCAAGATGATACAGGAAGTCTGGGAAAAAGGTATATCAGACCCCAACCACTATGATTATCTAATGCGTGGGATACTGGGCATGATCCTGGACAACGGGGCGGAAGATGCATATTTAATAGGCACTCCTGAGAAAAATAAAGAACAGTATTTAAAACATGAAATAGCCCACGCTTTGTTTTATACTAATAAAAAATATCGGGACACTATGGAAACAATGATTTCTAAACTTCCCGAGAAAGTATATTCCGAGGTAAAGGCTACTTTAATTAGGAAAGGATATACTGACATAGTTATAGCGGATGAAATCCAGGCTTATTCTTCGTGCAATGAAGATCTGGCAGAATTTCTTGATGACGAAGAAAACACTATAGCCTATGCTGATTTCATTGATGGGGTGATAAAGATATATAATAAATATAGAAACCAGGCGGTAGTAGCTCAACAGTAGAGTACTGGTTTGCCGAATCGGAGATACGGGCGCGAGACCCGTCTACCGCTCCATGATATGTATCCGCTGCGGATCCAAAAACGTATACGAAGCATATAAGTTCAAATACATTTACATGCTACGAAGACACGATGGCGGTAAACATCCAATTATAAAATTCATAAAGAAGACTAAAATTACTCGTCGTAAAATTAAAGTATCGAAAACTTTTAAAGTATCCAAAAAGTACAATTACGATTACGACTGGCAGAATGAACACTGTTTTGTACGGGCAGTATGGCGCTGCGGCAAGTGCCGAAAAAGCTGGAGAGATTTGTCCAGGACCCTTCAGGCTAAATATACTGATGGAGACGCTAGCCGATACAACTTAAAAAAGCCAATATCAATGCATTGGAGTTTGTGAGCCGGACCATTGGCAAATGGAGCTTGTTCTGCAAAAACAGGACTATAAGGTTCGATTCCTTACCGGCTCTCCATATTAGTACAGCTTGCCGAAAAGGCGCTGTTCCTCAGAGCTTGCTTTGAGTCAATCTAGCACGGGTTTAGCGTAAAAACCCGTATGCCTAAAATTGTATAAGATTATGGATAGTGAGCTGAGTAACCGGAGAATTTGATGTATAATCATATATCTAAGATGGCTGACAAGTTTTTAGCAAAAATCACCAAAGAGGCTTCTCAGGTAGAAACCGTCACGGTAGGATCTAAGGATCCCATTTTGATGCAGTATAAAGACCAAATATTTAAAATCATCCAAAAACGATATGGTCAAGAGCTAGGAATGCAAGTTATTCCTTTCTTGGGGGCGCTCAAGTTTATACCCGATGAATTATTCCATAAACTGTTGGGCAAAATTGATCAAGTAGTTCTCACTATCGACCGAAAAACTGACACCGTGTTGGCTATCTCAGGGATTAGAAAAGGGTACGATCACAACCGGGTTCAGCTATTTGCTCTCAAGCCCATGGAAAAGGGAATGGCGTTGTCTCAAGCAAAAGCAGCCAAACGGGCAGCTGATCAGCAAATCGAACTACTATTCTCTGGCAACAACTACATAGAGTTATCGGTGGATTTGTTTGAAAAAGTACGCAGGATGTATCAGCTGTACAAAAAGTCTAATCCAGAGGGGGTTGATTTATACATATACCCAGCCTGGGCAGCGGCGAGGATTATGCCAGGGCGTAACATGCGTATAACCGAAGATGGGGTTATATACGAAAAGAGGGTACACCGAGCCGGGACGACGGCAAAAAAGATTTTAATCGGCAGTGTACCGACTTTAGTAGGAATTAAAGGTTACTCCAGTATAGAAGAAGCATCCAAAGAGGCTAAGCATATTGGTAAGATACTGCAAGGAAGATATGGCGGCGGAATTAAGGTTAAAGATTTTAATCCTGAACTTTGGAATACATGAGCACTAAAGTAGCAAAAACCAGACACGTCAAAGAAGACGTATACATGCCCAGCGCATTAGGGGCTATCCGGCGCTATATAAATAAGCCGTACCATTATATACACTTCTCCGACACTGTTCAGCCATGGAATCAAAAGGGTCAAAAACCAGCTGACAGGAAGATGCTTTGGGGATTGTACCTTCAATCCTCGTTTGATACTCCAATAGGTATTTATGGCTTTCCTATTAATGATGATTCTGTAAAAGATTTGGAAACGCCATCCGCCGGTTATGGAAATAAGGTTTTAAAGTTCCGGGCAGACGCACCTGCCATTATGATATTTAAAGCCAAAAATCCAGAATCAGTATTGAATGTGGCAGAATACACTGAAGATGATCTTAAACAAGATGTTGTTGCAATTAAAGAATTATTAAAACCGTATGCCAAAGCCAGTCGGGACCAAATAATCGGCAAGAAAGAACAGCTTCAAACTTTTTATAATCAGTACGAGATAAAATATAATGAATTGAATACCGAAATATTTAAGTTAAATGAAGAGTTGAAGCGACACGAAAGCATGGCAACAGATGCCAACCGCCTAGCTTATATAGAAACAAAAGGAGAGCTGACTAAAAAAAAATTAGAGTTGGATAAACTGGCTGTAGCAAAAAGTGAAGTTTCTGATAAGCTAAATGCCTTTTCAGAATACGTTCTAAGCTCCGATGAACTTTTGGATCAAACAATAGACAAAACCGTAGACGATTTGTACGAACGAAGTGTAAGAGCTAGAAGAGTTAGTAAACCCGCTTCAGGATTGTTCTATGTGATTCGGTTTTTACACGAGAATACAACAGAGTTGGGAATCCAGATTGGTAATAAGTTTTTGTTTAGAAGAATATTATCCACACTAGGATATTCCGGCGTTCATGATCCTGGTTCTGGTGTAATTCACGGAAATGAGCCAGCCCAAGGAGTATACTTTGGTACTGGTAATATTGATGTTCTTGACATCGTTAGAAACCCCAAGAAAGAAACGATAAAGTGGGAGGGTAAGACCTACGAGTCGTCGGTTGCGGGAGAGTTAAAAGATTTATTAACAAAAGCCACTACCCCTATTGATTTAGGAAAATACACCAAGACTAAAGCGGAAGAATTAGTAAAGATTATCACCGAAGATGCCAGTGATGCGGAGCGTTTCTTTATAGTAAAAAAGATGCTCGGCAGGGATTTGGGCGTATTCGTTGACGACCCAAACGAACAAGTCAGAGCTGAGGTAGCTAAGCGTGCCCCGATGGACATTATCCTCGCCATGGCAAAAGATACTAGCATGCAGGTTAAAGAGGAGTTAATAAAGCGGTACGAAGGCAAAGAGCTATCTAAAATGATTAAGGACCATATCCTCTCCCCTTCTATGATCTCAGGTGCGATAGAAAACCCTGCAACTACTGATAAATATAAAAAGGTTCTACAAGATCAATACAAGAAAGTTATAGCAAGGTCCATATCCAAGGAAGCCTGGGATTTGGCAAAACAGCACAAGTTCGATAAATTAAAAGAAGAGATATTAGAGAAAGCAACTGACAGCACTATTGTTGCTTATATTAATGGTATTTTTAAAGTTTTAGGCAATCCTGAAAAGGGAACTTATTCAGGAGATGTTTATCATATTAATATAATGTTACAAATTTTTGGTAAAAAGTTTCCCCAAGCTTTATATAACTTTCCCAATAGAATAATTAGAATGGCAGTCGCCCAGGTTATATTTGGCGACACAAACTATGCCAAAAAGATGATTCATGATCCTGAAGTTGACGTTAGAGTCTCTTTGGCTAGATACGGAGGGGAAGAGGTCGCCAATCTGTTACTAAAAGATGACGAATTTGCAGTTCTTCGCCACGTCGTAGCTAAAGCCAGTCCTGAACGTCTGGCAGAGATAATGAATCATTCTGACGAACGTATTCGAAATGCTGTTGCCGCGCGTATCGATACAAAATATTTGATTCAAATGTTTAAGGATGGTCCAGATTCTATTAGATCAACTATATTGAATCGAGATGAAATACCAGAAGAGCTATACAAGATGGCAATTTTTATGGAGGATGTGAAAAGTGATGCGGTCAGAAAGCTGGCACTGTCTGGTATGTCTCCTCCTGAAATTGAAGCTATTGCTCTTGATGAATCACTGAGCGATGATATACGCACTATCGCTTTATCTGTTTATCAAGGTAAACTATATGGACAAGAAGATGTGCTGGCTAAAATAATTGAGAAGCTGGTACATGACAATTCAAAAACAATAAGGATGTGGCTGGCGCAAAATGCCATAATCTCGTATGAACAAATTAAAAAAATAACTGATCTTCTGCTGGACGATCCGGACCTAGATGTGGTTGCTCAATATACAAAGAAGGATCGTTACCGAGTTTTTTCCGAGGAACAGTTAAAAAAACTATTGAACAAAAAGAGCCCAGTTATCGATGAGGCAATTAGCCAACTGTACTCCGAAGTTCCGTGGACACTTTTAATGAACAGTATTTCTGCGGAAGTTAGATATAAAGCGGTAAACCATCTAGATGCTAAGTATTTACCTCAAATGATGAACGATGAGTCTGCTAAGGTTAGACAGTCGGTAGCAGAAAGAATAGGTGTGGAACATCTATCACAAATGATAAAAGACCCCGATAGCAATATTCGTGCCGTTGTGGCGAACAGAATAGATGCCAAACATTTAATACGTCTAATTACCGATCCCGGTGCGCAAGTAAGGGCAAAAGTTGCGAATAGAATACCGTTCAAATATGTTGAGGCTATGGTGAGGGTGGAGGAGCGCCGGGGCAATACTTTAAGCGATGATGACGAAGAGTATTGGCACGATA